CGCGGCGGGGCACCTGTCGCCCGATGACGCCCCCAATCTCATTGCGGCGGTGCGCCTGCTCCTCGGGCATTTCTATCTGAACCGCGAGGCCTCGACCGAAAAGGCGATGTCTGACCTGCCGTTTGGCGTTCAGACGCTGATCGGCGCCTATCAGCCGATGCTGGGATAGGAGGGCCGGTCGATGCTGAACCTTCTTGTCGCCACCGGCATGCTGAAGCGCGCCACTGTCGATCCCGGTACGCCCGGCGACATCGTCACGCCCGCGTCGCGCACCATCGTCATTCCCGGCCCGGGTGGCCGCACCGTGCAGGCCCGCCGATGATCCCCGCCACCGCACCGATCGGCAAGGAAACGATCGATCCGTCCGATGTCGTGGATTTCATCATCGACCTCTCACCGCTGCTGGAAGCGGGCGAGGAGTTCGCGGCGATCACCTTCACTGTTCCGCCGGAAAGCGCGGCCCTCGGCTTCCGCGTGATGACCGAGGCGCCCTATCCGCCGCTGGAGATCGATGACAGCCACCTGCGAATCTGGGTGAGCGTGGAGCCGGCAAGCGCCGCCCTCCCCGCCTGGAATGGTTCGGGCACGGTCTGCGCGATCGAGTTCACGGCCACCACCGACAGCACGCCGCCGCGCCAGCACCAGCGCACCATCGCGATCAGGGTCGCCCAGAAATGAACATCGATGTGAATAATGGCCGCCGCGAGCCGATCGAGGGCATCGCGGAGATGGCGAGCATTTCCGCGCCGGGCGATCTCGCCACTGTCGCGGTCTCCCTCGCGCAGCTGATCCGCGCCCCGCGCCCTAACGAGCAGCTGCGCTTTCAGGACGATCTGTGGAGCGTGATCCGCACCCAGCGGCGCACCGCGCATGTCCACATCTTCACCTGCAAAAGGATCGGCAATGGCTGACAATGTGACCACCCCTGTTCCCGATGGCACGAAGCTGGCCTTTGATGAGGTCACGATCGGCGGCGATCCGGTGAAGGTCGGACGCAACAAGATCGGCTTCGGCACGGATGGCCAATACACCGAAGTCTCGACGGACAACCGGTTGCCGGTTGCCCTGCCGGAGGGGTTCCCGACCAGCGCGAAGCAGGACGAGGCCACCACTGCGATCGGCAAGCTGGGAAGCGCCCGGCGCTTCTTCGATATCGTGCCGGCCAACACCGCGCTGAGCGCCACGCCTGACGCGATCTATGTCGGCGGCGCCGGCAATCTCGTGCTGCGGGGGTCGGACGGGGTGGATGCGACACTTGCGGTCATGGCTGGCCAGATGCTGCCCGTCTCGCCCGCGCAGGTGCGCGCCGCCACCACCGCCACCGGCCTGGTCGGGTTGATCGCCTGATGCTCCGCGATCTTTCCCCACCAGCACTTTCGGCGGCCATGCGCGGGGGTACAGAGGCATGGGGTACGCACGGGTCAGCTCACGACCACGTCCGCTATATCGAGCCAGTCGAAAGCAAATCGCGCCGGCGTTGCCACTGCGGCTGCCGTTCGCGCGCTACGCATCGTGGAATGGCCAATGGGGTCGCGCTGGCATCCGGCTGTGAAATGCGTATGCGGCGCTGGGCGCGGGACGGTCGCTGATGCCGCTGGGTCTCGGCCTTTCCCGCGCAGCGCTGTTGATGGGGACCGTCCTCCCCGTCGCGCCTCCGCCTGCGGGCGAGGTCGTGACGGCGATGATCATGGGTCAGTCGGAACTGCATTACACGCTAGACCCGGCAGCCAATTACAACCAGATCGGCAAGCCCATGCCGGGCGATGGCAATCTGATCGTCTGGACGCAGGTGGGATCGGGCAATGCCCCTGTCCGCACGCTGGTCAATGCGGCGACGGTCGCGACCGGCAAGGTCAATCCGGCCATGGCGGCGGTGTCGGCGTTCCTTCAGCATGTCACCCCCGGCAAGACGTACGTGCTGGGCGATGGCGCAGTGGCAGGCACCGGACGCTATGACCTGAGCGACGATAGCACGGACGGATCGGACGGCCGGCTGTGGGGCGACTTCGCCAGCGTTGCGAACGCGATCGAGGCCGAGTTCGGCCCGGTGCAGCATCTGATTGAATGCTGGTACAGTAACGACGCCGGCCGGGTCGCGACCTTCCGCCAGTCGTTCTGGCCGTTCTATTTCGGCGCGAATGCGGATGGAACGCGCTTCGAGCTGGGCGGGACGGTGAATGCCCGCCGGATCGACCATTGCCTTTACGATGCCAGCGCCGCCCCGGGTGAGAAGGGACGCGGGCTGTTCGCGCGCGGCGAGACCGACTGGACTGTCCTCACGCCGATGCCGTTCCACGGCGCGCCGGACGCGCCGGACGAGATCGTGAATTTCTCCTCCGGCAGTTCGACCATGATCGAGCCGCGCCGCGCCAATATCCGCGCGCTTGCCGATGACGCGCTGGCGCAATCGGTCGGCATCCGCACCGGCCCGTCCGCCCATATCAGCTATTTCGGCGGCGGCATCCACCCGGTGACGGACAACCCCGATGGGCAGATCCTTCTAGCCTGGCCGATCGCTCTCGGCCTGCTGCGCGCCAGCGGAATGCCGATCGCGGAGCCGTCCGTCATCGGCATCGATGGCTCACTGGACGGCACCTATGCCGATCTGCTGGTGGATCTGCCGAACGGCGGCGACCTGACCACGCTGGCGGCGGTGCGCGGCACGGCGGACATTGCCGACCACCCGCATCAGCAGGAAGTGACCGGGATCGAGATCACCCGCGCCGACAGCAACCGAAGGCCGGTGTTTCGCACCGAGCGGACGGAACGCGCCGAGGCCTTTCGCGGCACCGTCGAAATCGTGGACGCGGGCAGCGGCAATCCGCGGCGCGGCCGCGTCCGCATCACGCCCACGGTGCCATTCGCCTTCGGGGAATCGCTGTCCTATCTGCGCGGGCAGGCGACGGCCTCGCTTCAGAAGCCGCGGGACAACACCCTCTATCAATGGCTCCTGATCGAGCACGTGCCGGCTTTCTACGACGCCAACGCAACCTACCCCATGGAAGGCATCGCGGTGCGGCCATATCAGGAAGAGTTGACCGTTCCGGTGGAGGCTGCGGACTTTGCCGCACGGGCCGCCCATTTCGACGGTACGAGCTATTTCCAGAGCGCCAACGACCCGAACATCGCGCCGGGATCGAAGGGCCTCATGTCGGTGTGGATCCGGAACAGCGACAGTGTCTGGAATGCCGCCGCCCGCCGCGTCTTCCAGTTCAATGTCGGCACGACGATCGTGCTGGACCTCTACACCGCCAGTTCGGGCCGGATGACATTCCGGCTCAACAACGACACGTCCTCCGACATCACGGCCTTCTATGCCGGCATGGGCAACACATCGTTCGAGTTGAACCGCTGGTATCATCTGATGATCGCATGGACCGCCACCGGCCTCGCGATCTACGTCAACGGCGCGCTGATCGATACGAAGACCTTTGCCAGTGTCGATATGGCCGGACAGATCCTCGCCCGCATGGGCATTGGCGCCAGCGTCGCCGGCAATACGCCCTGGGTGGGCGATATCGGCCACCTCTACATCAACATTGGCGAGACGCTGGACCTCTCCCAGCCAGCCAACCGGGCAAAGTTCATTGCCGATGGGGCGCCGGTCAATCTCGGTGCAAATGGCCACCTGCCAACGGGGACTGCGCCCGCCTTCTACTATGACGGCGATGCGCCGGCGTGGGCCAATCAGGGCACGGCCAGCAACATCCCTGTCACGAACGCGCTGACCCCCAGCACCACCGTTCCGGAGCTTGCAGCATGATCGGACAGGGTGACCTTACCCGCGCGGATGTGCAGGCGGTTTCTGATGTGCGGCTGATCGCCCTATCGCTGAAGAAACAATGGGACGGCGACCTGCACCGATCGTCCAACATTGCCTCGCTCGACCGGATCATCCGCGAGTGCGAGACGATGATCCGCCGCGGGCCGGAGGAGTTCCGCTTCGTCGTTGAGCCCACCGTGTCGCAGGCCCTGATCGAGGCTGAATTGCGCAATTCCGTGTTCGGGCGCGGGCGCGGACGAAGGGTAGAGCTGTGAAGCTGCCCGCTGGCCGGTATGACCGGCGCATCCGCATCGAGCGGCCCGTTGCCGCCGCCGGCATCAAGGCGGCTGGATCGGGCAGCTGGGAGAAGGTGGCCGAGGTGTGGGCCGAGGTGCAGGACGCCCTGCCCAGCCGCGCAGAGCGCCTCGACAGCGGCATCAACATCGTCTCCCGCCCTGCCCGTGTCCGGATGCGGTGGCGGGCCGGCATCACGGCCGACATGCGGTTCGTCATGGGCGACCGGGTGATGCAGATCGTCTCCGGCCCCGCTGAGCTGGGCCGCCGGGCCGGGCTGGAGTTCATGGTCATGGATTACAGCGTGGCGGGCAACGCCGCCTGATGGCGAAGGTCAAGGGGCGCGACGAAATGCGCCGCTTCTTCCAGCAGATCCCGGAGGCGCTTGAAAAGAAGGTCCTGCGCGGCGCGGCCAGAGCGGCGGTGCAGGTGATCGCGGACGAGGCGCGCGACCGGGTAATTTCGAGCGAGGTGCGCGGCGCGATCAAGACTTCCACCCGGCAGCAGGAGCCCGGCCGCGTCGTCGCCAAGGTGCAGGTGAAGGGCAAGGGCTCCCATATCGCCCCGTGGCTGGAATACGGCACCGACCCGCACTTCATTACGGTTGATGACAGCCAGCGCGGAGGGCGCGGCATCCGCCGGATGAACCAGCAGCTGCGGGAGGCCGGGGGCGATGCCTCGCTGGTGATTGGCGGCAACTTCGTCGGCGCAACCGTCTTTCACCCGGGCGCCCGCCCCTATCCGTTTCTGCGCCCCGCGCTGGACACGAAGGAGCGCGAGGCGTTCGCCGCCGCGCAGAACTACATCAACACCCGGCTGGCCCGCGAGGGTCTGGGCGGACCCGATGTGCCGGAGGATGACGAATGAGCGGCGTGACGATCATCGGCGCGCTGCTGGAGGCGCATACGGAGCTGCTGGCCATATTGCCGGTCGATGGCATCAAGGCCGGCCGGTTCCCGGACGGGATCGCGCTGCCGGCCCTGTTGCTGCGCTCGGTCAGCACCGTGGAAGAACAGTATCTGCGGCGCGGCGGGTTAGTCCGCACCACCGAGCGCGTTTCCGTGACCCTGCGCAGCGCCAGCTACCACCAGCAGGACGATATCCTGCCGCTCGTCCGCAAGGCCTGCGCCGGGAAAATCGGCACGATCGCCGGATTCGAGCGCGTGTCCGTGCTGACGGCCGGCACCGGCCCGGATGTGAACGGCCCGGCCAACAGCTTCGAAAAGGCGCAGGATTTCAGAGTGTCGTTCGACAACCCCGCTTAACCCCCAGGAGAAGACCATGAGCACCAAGACGAAGAAGGCGCACATCCTGCGCGATTTCAACGACGCCGGCACCGAGCGCCGGTTCACCGGCGGCACCATCGTAGATCTCGATGAGGGCACCTATGCCAATTACGCGGCCGCCGGCCTCGTGAGCGACAAGGCCCCCAAGGAAGAGGCGAAGACCGGCAGCGAGAGCCCGCCGAAGACCGCCTGACCCCTTTTCCCCACCTCCGGGGAAAACCCCGCCGGCACAGCCGGCCCGCTGAATGGAGCAATATCAAATGACTGGCACGATGACCTCGGCGGGCACGAAGCTCGCCATTTCCGCCGGCACCCCCGAGACGCAGGATGAGGCGGGCTATTCGGCCCTGACCTTTACCGAAGTGGGGCAGGTCGAGCAGCTTGGGCCGTTCGGCCCCACGACCGAGCAGACCACCTTCCAGCCGCTGCGCGGCCCGCAACAGCAGCACAAGGGCGGGACCAGCTATGGTTCGCTCAACCCGGCCATCGCTTATGATGACAGCGATGCCGGGCAGACCCTGCTGCGCACCGCGTCGGATGACGAGACCAACAAGCTCTATTCCGTCGAGGTCACTTATCCGAACGGCGCGATCCGGTACTTTGGGGCGCGTGTGTTCGGCTTCCCCGAGAATGTCGGCGCCGCGAACGCGATGCTGATGGCAAACCCGACCATCGGCATCAGCACGAAGGTCGTGAGGGTCGCGGCCCCCGTCACCCCCTGATCCCTTCCCGGCTGGTCCAGCCGGCAACCAGGCACCGGCCCGGCCCGCTTCGTGGGGCCGGCCGGGTCGGTGCACCCCCCTTCCACGAAAGGAATGAGACATGGACGATATTTCCCAGATCGCGGTCAACGATACCGCTTCGCTGCATGTGAAGAATGCCAAGGGCGAGCCGATGTTCAACAAGGACGGCCAGCCGTGGCGCATCCACCTCTATGGTCCGGGCAGCCGTCAGTTCGCCGCGATCGAGGCCAAGCAGTCGGCCCGCGCGCTGAAGCGCATGCAGGACAATGACGGCAAGGCCACGGTCGCCCCGCCCGAGGAGCGTGCGCAGCAGACCGCCGAGGATCTGGCCGCGATCACCGCGCGGTTCGAGAATTTCGGCTATTCCAAGGCCGGCGACAAACAGGGCACCGAACTGTTCGAGGCGCTGTATCTCGATCGCTCGCTGGGCTTCATCACCCGGCAGGTTTCCAAGTTCGTTGACGACTGGGGAAACTTCAGCGGCGGCTCTGCGAGCAGCTGACCCTCTATATCCGGTTCATGGCGTGGCTTCAGGCCACGCCAAAGCCGGACCCGCGACGTTTCCCGAATGGAAAGGTGCCGCCGACCCTGAAACCGGTGTCGCGGCACGAGCGGATGAAGGCGGACGGCATCACGCCGAAGATGCCGCCCAACCCCGCGCCGCATATTATCGACCGCCTCATCGAGATCGGGCTGACGGAAGCCGCCGGCATGTCCGCCGGGCCGCTCAGCTGGGGCGAGATCAACGAGTGGCAGAGGGCTGTGGGACTTGCCTTGCAACCATGGGAAGCCCGCCTGATCCGGCGCCTGTCGTCGGAATATCTGTCGGAAAGCCGCAAGGCCGAGGACGAGAATTGCCCGCCGCCATGGCGTGCGCCGGTCACCCAGCGCGAACGCGATGTCGAAATGGAGCGGCTGATGATGGTGTTGGGGTGAAGCCTAGAAAGCCCGGTCCGCCGGGGTGGGCTTCACCTCGCACTGTCCAATCTGCGGGTTGGGCGAAAATGACACGCTAATGGTTAGCGTCAGGGCGGTGCGATCGACCAACCATGTTTGCGTTTCACCGCCAATTCGCTCCGTTGCACGGACCTCGTTGGGCGTGAACAGCGCCGGCAGTGATACAACCTCCAAACCCGGCCGTCCGATGGTGATGCGCTGATTTGCTTCATCAACGGCAAGTTCGACCCTCGACCCATCGACTTCGCCCCATTCGCAACTGAGATAGGTCGGCGTGGCCGCGCTGAGCGCGCTGGCGGCAATCATCATCCACATCGCGAATCCCCTGACTGGCTGCCCGCTGGCGATAGCGCCGCGCACCTGTCGTAATCCCTAACGTCCTGAGGTGTCTATGTCAGACGGCGCACCGACGCTTGAGGCCGGCTTTGAGATCACCACCGGCACGTCTTTCGACGTGCTGGGCCAGCTCGAAAACGCCATGGACCGGGCAACCGCGAACATCATCGCGGAAGCCAACAAGGTCGAGAAGGCCACCGGAGGCATGGTCAATCTGGGCGGCGCCACCGCCGAGATCACCAGTTTCGGCAACGCCTCCACCCGCGCGCTGCGCGATGCCGCCAAGGAAGCCGATCGCGCCGAGCGGGACGGTGAGCGGCTGCTGAAGCAGATCGCGCGGCAGAACGACGCGTTCGGCAAGAGCAAGGCTGAATTGCGCCAGATGCGCGTCGAAGAGCGCGCGCTGGCCGCTGAGCGTTCCGGGAACGCAGATCTCGCCCGCCGCCTGCGCGAGCAGGAATCCGAACTGTGGGGCAAGGAATATTATGCCGCGCGGCAGGCCTCCATCGCTCGCCAGAATGCGGCCGAGGACGCCGCTGAGGCCGAAGTTCGTGCGCAGGCCGAAGTGATTGCCCAGTTGCGCGAGCGCGCCCGGCTGGAAGCTGCGATCCGCGACAACACCGGTCTGGGGCAGGTCCGTGCCACAGATGCCGGTGCCGGGTTCACCGCGCTGGCAGCGCAGGCCGCTGAGGAGGAAGCCCGCGCCAAGGATCTAGCCGCCGTCGCCAACCGCCGGCTTACCGAGGAACATGCCCGGCTGGCGGCCGCTGTGCGCGAATCCTATGCTGCCCAAGAGGCCGATGCCGTGGCGGCGGAGCGCCTGCGGCAAGCGACGGACCCGCTCTATGCGGCGACGGTGCGCCTCAATGCCGAGATCGCGGAAAGCACCCGGCTCTATTACGCCGGTGCGACCGCGCCAGAGGAATATGCCCGCCAGCAGATGGTGTTGCAGCAGCGGCTGGAAGAGACCGCCGCCGTGCATAACCGCGCGGCGGCAGCCGCCGGCAAGAACGGCTTTGCGCTGACCCAGCTGTCATTCCAGCTGAACGATGTCATCACCATGGCCGCGATGGGTGCGAACCCGTTCCAGATCCTCGCGAGCCAGGGCGGGCAGGTCTATCAGGTGTTCCAGATGGCCGAAGGCGGCGCGGCAGGCCTTGCCCGGCAGCTGGGGGTGCTGGCGCTCGGCTTTGCGCCACTGATCGCTGTCGCCGCCGTCGCGGTGGGCGGGTTCGCACTGTTCAACCGCGCCATGTCGGACGTGGACACCAAGCCGATGGTCGAAGGGCTCGGGCTGACCCGGGCTGAAATCAAGCGGCTGAAGGATACCAGCGTCGATACCGGCGATGTGATGACCGCAACCTTTCAGGTGCTGGCCGAGCGCGTCGGCATCGACATGTCGGCCATCAAGGGATCGTTTGGCGATGCGCTGGACTGGATGACCGAGAAGGGGCGCCAGGCACTTGCCAACCTCTATGCCAACTGGGTCGGCTCCTTCCGCGCCATGCGAGAGGCCACCAACGCGTTTCTCGAAGGCGGGAGCCTCAGTGATATCGGAAAGGCGGCCGCCGATGCGTATCAGGGCGCATTCGATGAAGCCGATGCCGCGCTGAAGCAGTTCGGCAGTGATGTGCGCCAACAGGTCACGGACAACAAGCTGGCCGATCTGCGCAAGCAGGCTGCGGAATTGAAGAAGGATCGCAGCGAGCGCGTCTCGGCCGCCGACCGCCATGCAGCGCAGCTGGCGCGTGAGGCAGAAGCCATCGAGGCGCAGATCCGCAACCTCTACAATCTGGCCGATGCCTATCGTGCATCGGGCGCGGAAGCCCTGATCGCTGAAGCCCGCGTGAAAGCGGAAAGCGCCGCGATCAAAAAGCGCGCCGACATCGATGCCATGGTCGAACGCCAGATCCGGCTGGCTATTGCCGAGCGGGTATCGGACAGCGCCAAGGCCGCCGCGGCTGTGCGCGAACAGGTCGAGGCGCAGCATGCCGTCAATGATATGGTCGCGGCCGGGATCGTGCCAAGCGAGCGGGCGGCGGAACTCGTGCAGGAGCAGCTGGCCGATCTGCCGTTGCTGGCCGCGCTTCAGGTCGCCCAGCAGCGCGGCTACACCGACGAAATCCTGCGCGCTACCCGCGCGCTGGAAGACCAGCGGAAAGCGCGTGAGGACCTGCGCCGCGAGGAAGAGCGCGCAGCCTTCAACAGCACCATGGCGGTGGGGGCGAACCGGCTGGCCGAACTGCGCGAGGAAATCAGGCTGATCGGCGCGACAGATGCTGCGCGGGCGCGGGCTATGGCCGCACTGAAGGCCGAACAGGAAGCATCCAAGATGCGGCCTCAATTCCGGGCAGATTATGTCGCCCAGCAGATGGAGATTGCCGAGGAGCAAATTCGCCTGGCGCAGCAGCAGGCCGATTTCAATCAGGAGCTGCGCTTCACCGCCGACCTGTTTGACGTGATCCATGCCAATGCAAGCGATGCGGCGCGCGGCATGTCCGATGCTTTCGGCTCGGCTGGCTCCGCCCTTGGCGACCTGCTCACCATCACCACCGGCTATCACGCGGCGGACGAGCGCCTGCGGCTGGAGCGGGACGCCCGCATTCTCGAAGCCGGCGAGAGCGAAGCGGCCAAGATCCGCGAAAACCAGCTTTATGCCCTGCGCTCGGCCTCGCTTCAGGTCGGTGCCTATGGCGATATGGCGGCCGCCGCACAGGGGTTCTTCAGCAAGGGCAGCGACGGCTACAAGGCGCTGGCTGCGGCCGAGAAGGCGTTCCGCGCGGTCGAGTTCGCCATGTCGGTGCGCGCCATCGCGCAGGATGCGGCCGAGACCGGCGCGAAACTGGCCAGCGGTGCAGCCCGCATCGCGACCGGTGCGACAGAAGCGGTCGTGAATGCCATCAAGTCCCTGCCTTTCCCGCTCAACCTTGCCGCTGGCGCGGCAACGGTGGCGGCGCTGGCCTCGATCGGCGTTGCGGTGGGCGGCGCATTCAGCGGTGGCGGTGGCAATACGCTGACCCCGGCCAATGATGGCAGCGGCACCACGCTGGGCGATGCCGAGGCACAGAGCCAGAGCATCAAGCGCAGCATCGATGCGCTGCGCGAGGTGGACCTGCTGACGGCCAATCATTCGCGCGACATGCTGGTGTCGCTGCGCTCGATCGACAATCAGATTGGCGGCTTCGCCTCGCTGGTGCTGCGGACCGGCAATGTGAACGCGGACCTCGGCATCACCGAGGGGTTCCAGAGCGACCTCACCGGCAAGGTGCTGTCCGGCCTCGTCACCGGCGGCGGGCTGTTCACCAAGATTCCGATCATCGGCGGCATTCTGGGCGGCATCGGCGGGCTGCTGGGCTCGCTGTTCGGCTCGAAAAAGGAAGTGGTGGGATCGGGCCTGTTCGCCGGGCCGCAGACGCTGGCCGATATCCTGAATGGCGGCTTCGACGCGTCCTATTACTCCGACATCAAGAAGACCAAGAAGTTCCTCGGGGTGAAGACCGGCACCAGCTATTCCACCCAGTACACCAATGCCGATGCGGAACTGGAAAACCAGTTCACGCTGGTGCTGCGCGGCTTCAACGATGCGATCGCCGCGGCGGCTGGCCCGCTGGGTGTCGCCACCTCCGACATCGAGAAGCGCCTGAATGGCTTCGTGATCGACCTCGGCAAGATCGACACCCGCGATCTCACCGGCACCGAATTGCAGGAACGGCTGACCGCTGTGTTCGGCGCGGCGGCTGACCGGATGGCGAGCGCCGCGTTCCCCGGTTTCGAGAAGTTCCAGCATGCCGGCGAAGGCATGTTCGAGACGCTGGTGCGCGTGGCCTCCACCGTGGAGACCGTGACGGGCCTGTTCGACCAACTGGGCATTGCCGGGGGCGGCATCGGCATCGAGGCGCAGCTGGCGCTGGTGGAGCAGTTCGACAGCCTGGAGGACCTGACCAGCGCGACCCAGAGCTATTTCGAGACCTTCTACACCCGCGAGGAACAGGCGCAGGCCAAGCTGGCACAGTTCACCAGCGCGTTCGATCACATGGGAATCACCCTGCCGAATACGCTGGCGGGCTTCCGCGCGCTGGTGGAAGCGCAGGACCTCACCACGGCAGCGGGCCGCGAGACCTATGCCATGCTGCTACAGGTGGCGCCGGCCTTCGCGGATCTGCAATCGGCATTGAACGGCGCGCGCTCTGCCGCCGACATTCTGGCCGAGCGGCAGGACCTCGAACGCAAGCTGCTGGAATTGCAGGGCGACACGGCGGCGCTGCGCGAACTGGAACTGGCGCAGATCGACGTGAGCAACCGCGCGTTGCAGCAGCAGATCTGGGCGATCGAGGACGCGCAGGAAGCGGCGAAGGCCGCCGAGCAGCTGCGCGAGGCATGGTCCTCGGTCGGGGACAGCATCATGGACGAGGTGAACCGCATTCGCGGCCTGAATGGGGCTGGCGAAGGCGGCAGCTTCGCCCAGCTGATGGGCCAGTTCAATGCCGCGACCAGCGCGGCGCGCACCGGCGATCTGGAAGCGGCGAAGACCCTGCCCGGCCTGTCGCAGTCCCTGCTGGCCGCAGCCGAGCTTGCCGCCACCAGCAAGCAGGAACTGGACCGGGTGCGCGCGCAGACCGCCGCCAGCCTGGAAGCGACCTACGGGTCCACCCTCGCCCTGTCGGGCAGCCAGCCCAAAACCACCGAGGAGCTGCT